CTGGGAGCTTAATATTATTGGTCGAATATTAGTATTGTAATATTGCTTTGTCGAATCTTAAATCAAAGTGATTAGTAATGGAGTACCATCTTCTTCCCAACTAATTTCACCGAATTGGGCATTAGTTATCCAAGCGCCTTTCAATTGCCACTCTTCAACTTTATCACCCACAGGACCTAACATATTAATAGTAATGTCCTTTTTGTAGAAATCAGCATAACCATCACGGCCAGTTACTGTTTCGTGGTGTAAACGTACCCATTCCATAACTGATTGTGCAGCTGAAGGTACGATCGGATCATATAGTTCAATGCCAGTCATAGCATCCCATTCACTACGACCTTTAATCCATCTTTGTGAATTCATATGCTTCAATTGGGTTTCCCCATTCTTAAATGTAGGTCGTTGGGCCTTTCTTATAAGATATGAAGGAATTCCATCAACATACATAATGAACCTATTCGCAACCTTTGGTTCGAAAGAATTATACATCATTTCTGTTGGGTCTATTAAATTTGCCATTTACTCATTCTCCTTTATTATAAATATCTTAGTCTTCAAAAGTTGCGCCAGTTGGCATGATATTAAAGTCTACGACAATAAATTCTGCTGCTTTAGCAGGTTGTAGGTATATCTCACCCTTCATTATATTTCTGTCAATAATATCTGGTGTATTGTTCGATTCATCCATTACAACTTTAAATGCATATAGACCATTTTTCTCTTGCACAGATTCCATATATGGATTTACTGATGCTAGGAATCGGTTTCTAGTTGATGCTGTGTTGTTTTCAAATACTAGGTATCTGGATGTACTTGCAATAAACTTTTTAAGGTTAATTAATAATCTTCTTACATTAACTCTATCCAATGCAGAAGCTTTTCTTTGTAGTGTTTTTTGTCCCCATGCACAAACGCCTTCACCAGGGAATGTTGCTAAAGGATTGATAGCTGCTTCATAAAGAGTATCTCTATTAGCATGAGTTAACTTACGTTCTGCTTGGATTGCTGAACTAAGTCCACCACGGTTTAATCCTGCTGGTGCGTACCACTCATGTGAAACTTTATCATTAAATGCAATTACACCTGGCATCAATGTTGAAGCTGGTACCCATACATATCTACCATTAGCTGAGGTTTGAACCCAAGGCCAATACATAGCTGCATAAGATGTATCTTCATTTCCACCCTGTGTTACGGCGTTGTCTATAGTTTTATTATAACCAACTGGATCTACAATAGCAAAACAATCACCTCTACCTTCACAAGTAGTGATTAATTTGTTACAAAGTGCTCCATGATCTGAATTATTTATACCTGGTGCCCATAAAAGGTTTATATCGTAATCGTCTTGGTTACCCAATAAATCAAAAGCATAACCATATTGGTCCGAACCTGAAGTTCCTGCTCCTAAACCTTGGAAGTTTGCAGAGGTAATATCACCAAACATCAATTTAGTACCTGTTGCTTCATTACCATTTGCTCCACCTGCGAAGGTTCCTGAGGTTGCAGCTTCGGGTAAACTACCAGATGCTGTATCTACTCTTACACTTCCATTCGAATCTAAATAGTCGATAGTATCAGCTACAGAACTAACATAAATGTATCTAGATTGGTTAGGATAGTTACCAGATGGTTGTAAATATGTACCATCTGTAGTCACCAATACATTCTTTTGATCTCCAATTCTTTTTGCAATATAATTACTAGAATTTGGATCCAATGAAAGATCACTATGAGTTTCAAGGATTACTTTGTGCTTTGATGAATCATCTCCACGACGAATTAATAGGGTAAAAGTACCTTTTGAATTATTTACGGTGGAAATTTCCCATCTAAGATTGTCTTTAGTACCAGTTGTAGATAGTACATTATTAGCACCTTCGCTACCAGAACTGTTCTGAGTTAATCCATCTGCTATAGTATTTAAAGTAAATGAATTTGAAGTAGCATCTGCACCTACTGATTGTGTTACACTTGATGATGCATTACTATATCCAGCTCCTAGTATTCTAACTACAGTTAAAGTGCCGGAATGTTTTAAGTATTCTCTTGCAGAAATTGATGTTAAGTATTCGGTCACCGTGCTACCTGAGGCAAACACATCGCCAAATACCTGTGCATATTCTGCATAGCTATTAACAACAGTAGGCACCAGTGCTGGTCCTTTAACTGTTGGCCCTACTATCGCTCCACCTATCTCTCCAACACCTGCTGGAATGAATGATAAATCATTTTCGGCAGTAAATACGCCAGGGCTTATAAGTTTTTCAGCCATTTATTTCTCCTAAATTTGTATGCTTATATAAAATGGTATTACTAATCAGTATATAAATATATTAAAAAATCCCTAAAGAATGATTATTCAGGAATAAATACTCCGGTATTTACGTCTAATTG